CAGTAACCTTTGAGCAGTCCTATCCTGCCACTGCAATAGAGCAGAAGATCCTTATGGCAATCTGTAGTGATACAGACTTCTGTAAGCGTCTCTGCGACTGGGCAGACATCATTCGCAAGACATTCTATGATGGTGGTATTGAAGAAATCATCAGCACCCGCCGTCTTGTTCATATTGTTCGTGCCTACAGTATCTTCAATGACAAGGCAAAGGCAATTCAAGTTTGCGTAAATCGTTTCGATGATGAAACCAAACAGGCATTCTTGGAATTGTATGATAAGGTTGATGTTGATTTCCAAATGCCCATTGACGAGGAGGTGCAATCCTGATATAATGACTAATGCTTGGAGTTTACTTTATGATGCCATGATTACTGATGCAAACTCAAATGATTACAATGACTTTTGGGAACAATCTTATAACTACAAAATCGCAAGCAATCCTGTGAACGAAGATAAAATTACATTTAATATTCCCGATCTTCCAGAACCTCCTAAGAATGACAATGGGTTCTGGAAGTATCATGAGGATGTTATCCTCAAAGAGATTCGTGATTACCTTAGTGGGACATACAACGCTCACTATGCTTCTCCCGAATCGCATACCCAGACACTTGACCTTATTGCAGGTATTGGTGATGCAGAACCATTCTGTAGATCTAATGCTATCAAGTATCTGTCTCGCTTTGGTAAGAAAGGTGGCAAAAACCAGCGAGACCTTTTGAAAGCAATTCACTATTGCATTCTTCTTTACCATTTTGCCGGACTCTGTAATGAAAATACGACACCTTATGAAACTTTCTGATAAAACTATTTCTGTCCTGAAGAACTTCTCTTCTATCAATCAGTCTATCCTCTTCAAGGAGGGTAACAAACTTCGCACTATTAGTGTGATGAAGAATATCCTTGCAGAGGCAACAGTATCTGAGGAGTTTAGTAAAGATTTTGGTATCTACGATCTCAACCAGTTTCTTAATGGTATGAGCCTTCACCAGCAACCTGAACTTGACTTTGCTAATGAAGGTTATGTGATGATTCGCGAAGGCAAGATGCGTTCTAAGTATTTCTTTGCTGATCCTAACGTTATTGTTACTCCTCCTGATAAAGAGATTAAACTTCCTAGTGAAGATGTTTGCTTTGAGTTGAGCACCGAACAATTAAATTCACTACTTAAAGCAGCAGCAGTATATCAACTGCCTGACATCTGTACTATTGGTGAAGCAGGTGTAGTTAGATTGGTTGCTCGCGATAAGAAGAATGACACTTCCAATGATTTTTCTATTATTGTTGGTGAGACCGATGCAGAATTCTCTTTCAACTTTAAGGTTGAAAACATCAAGGTTCTCCCAGGAACTTATGAGGTTGTAGTGTCTTCTAAACTCCTCTCCCGTTTCACTAGTAAGAATCATGATCTCACGTATTACATCGCATTGGAACCCGACTCAACATTCGGTTGATATATGGATGAGAATTTTGGGCAGTGGTCTTGTGATCATTGCCTATTTTATTATTATTCACGTTGACTTAATGACAGGAGTGATAACGCAGTTTGTAGCAGACCTTATTTCAATTCCTTACTTTATCAGGACAAAATCTTGGGATGTTGTTATGATGTTATCATTCCTACTTGCGATTTCGTTATCTAAATTGTTATGAATATCTTTGTAACTGACCCCAGTCCATACAAGTCTGCTGTGGTTCTTCCTGACAAGCACATTGTCAAGATGCCATTAGAGACCTGTCAGATGCTTGCTATTGTATGCTCTGACAAATGGGGACATAACTTTGGCACTCTTCCCAGAGCAGACGGTACTCCCTATGCTACTGAGAAGGGTGCTTTTCGCAATCATCCTTGCACCAAATGGGCAAATGAGTTTGTGACCAACTGGCAGTGGTTGCTTGCTCACGGACTTGCTATGTGTGGTGAGTATACTTCTCGTTATGGTAAAGTCCACACCTGCCAGAAGACGCTTCTAGCAGCAAAAGAGATACTTCCTACAGCAGACCCTCAAGGTCGCAGTGGAAAGGATCCAACACCTTTTGTCTTTGCTGGGCCCGATGAGTTCAAGTATGATACAAGCATTGATATTTTCACTGCTTATAAGATGTACATTTCATCTAAACCATGGGTAAAAGATAATTATCTTCGTATTCCTGATCGTAAACCTAACTGGGTATAAATTATGAATCCTATTGACACAGATCGTATTGCAAATGCACTTGAAAGGATTGCAACAATCTTAGAAACTGGAGTACACATTAGCATTGATCATGGACATATTGAGCATATTGATCATGCCACTATAGATAATGGTGACATTAATACTCATCCTAAAACTTTTTAATGAAACATATTCTTTTTACTTTGAAAGGTTGTCCTTTTAATTTACTTGATGATAAAGAGTTCATACGAATGGTTTTGTTTAGAG